ATGTGACGCTCCACGTCACCATACGGATGTTTGGTAATGTCGCTCCTTGTCATATGTATGACGTCCCGTGTCATAATAGGCGATCGACACAGAAAAAAAGGAATTGCAAGGAACGTGCCAATGTACAGATTCATATTGGCATGGGCAATGCAAAATGCAACTCGCATACCAACCAATATGGCACGCGGTATGCAGGTGACGCAATGCGTTATGGCACGGGTCTTGCGTGGCACGCGACTTGCAGGAGGGGCACTATACGGGTGTATGGCTTGGGTGCACCCCTGGTATATGGGGTGCTGGTGCGTACCTCGTTTTTCCCGCCGTAAGACCAAAAGTGGAATGAATGAATTAGCCTATATTACTTCAATTCACCAGACCATTGACAGATGTGAATTGGACATGTTATTATAGCCCTAACTCACAATTCTACTTCACCACATTAATCACCATTCACCACGAAGATATATGTAGGTACATGGAGGTGTATAAATGACAGTTCCAATCAATTCATGCTATCGCTGTGGGAGTAGGACATCGTTAAGCACAACCCATCTATGTCAAAGGTGTATGGCTGAGGCTTTAATAAACTCCACCCCCAGGACTTTGAGGGAGAAATAAATAATGGGGTGGGCAGATGACCTCTTAGCCTCTCACGGCAACATTAGGACGAAACAGGGGCGAATTAGGAAGCATACCGGTCGCAATGTGAACCCTAATTCTGGCACACCGCTACCTGCGGCAAAAGTTGCGGAGGTAGAATTGGTGGCAGACCAGACTCTTGGTAATAATTACTCAGTTGGGGCAAGTACCAACGTATCACCCACAACGGTTAGTGAAATATTGAAGCGGCGAGCAATACTTGAATCCACATTACGCCCATACGACAAGACATATCATGACAGGCTACTCAGTGACAGGGTACTGGGTATACTGGAGAGGGCGGACCCAGATACTACCAATGCGCGAGAATTACAATCACTGGCAATAGCGCAGGGTATATTCACTGATAAATTGTTACTAGTGAGAGGGCAGCCAACTGAGATATATGGCCATGTGCACTCAAGAGCGGAAGATGTAATGGTACTTGGGGAGAAACTGGCCAGAATATTGAAGTTCATGGCAGCAAAGGAGATTAATATAAATACTACAGACTACAAGGTGCACAATGGTAATAATGGGGAGGAGAAACAATGAGTGCGAATGGTGATGAGAAAATTGGACGGGCAGTAGATGAATCAATGAAGAGGCGACCAATAGAGATATTCACTATAATACTACTACCAGACAATAATATTCATGTGAGTGCACCATTGAACAATATACCGCTGTGCATAAATATGCTGCAGGGGGCAATGGGGTTAATAAGGAAGGTGGCATCAGAACAGAGTCGCATAACAGTACCCAAACTAATACTGCCAAACTAACATCTTAACATTTAGCATATAATATCTAATATGCCTACTCCATATGGACTGAGTACCAATTTGAGTCCTGATATAATACGCGCAATTGAGGAGATGCGTCGTTTGATGAATCCAACTGGTACTACGCGCACTAGTAAACCTTTCGGTCTTGCCCAATATCCTGAATTCACGCGGGATACCTCCCTCACTGGATTACCGTTTAGTAAGTATGACCCCACTACGCGTGTATCACCGCTAGAGGGGGAGGCTGAGCCTAGTCCATTCATTGATCCAATAGAGATGCTGCAGAACCTACTACCTGCCAAGTTGCCACTCACAGTGATGGGTAGTTTGGTACCAATAGTCTCCGGTAAGATGTCAACAAATGTTGCTAAGAATATATCTCGCGGTATCTCATCAATGGGGAGAGAGTCAGTAAATTTCCTTAGGAGACTAATCAAGAGTAAGGAACTTGAGCAGATACCATACAAATCATCCAGCGAGAGCATTGGGTCATATATAGGTAGCAAGGTTGAGGGTGGACCACTACTAGAAATGTCACCAGGTTTTGTGAGACGTGCTGCTGGGGAAGTAATATCAAGACATGAATTTGGCCATGTATTTATGGAGGAGATGCCAGAGAATCTTACTGGGCCTATAACTGAGTTGACTAGGCGATTATCCAGTGAAGGTGGTCCCCTGAACCCATTACACAAATACTTCGTCAATCAGCTTGGATTTGATAAGGTGGAGGCAATAAACGAGACTATATCAACGGTATCAGAACTTGGTGTTAAGAATAGATATCAATTAGATAAATTGGGGAGGCTTGCTAAAAAAGTGATCGGTGCCAAGGAGATATTTAGAATTATCGATGAGACACCAGGGGCCAAAGAAGCATTAGGGGAAATAGCTGCGGCAAAGAGAATTGCTAGGAAATTACTACCTGCCAAATTACCACTAGCAGTCGGGATGGTCGCAATAAAACCAGGAGCAAAGGTAGCATCATCAATTAGTAAGAAGATAGTGGACTTCTTTAAAAAAGGACAATTGATAAACACCATACCAGAAGACGCAACATTTATCAACAAATTTGGTTCCCCAGTAACTACTAATTGGAACTATAACTTGCAGGCCAAATATAATGAGTCTGAACACGCCGGTGTAATACAATGGCTATCAGATACACTCAGGGTGCCGTTTAAAGATGTGCTAAAAGAGACAAAAATGGCGACATATATGTGGCAGAAAAATAAAAAGATGGGTCTCAGTGATGATACTATTTACATAAATATACCACTGGGCACCAAAGATGATATTATTCCTGGAGTTATAAATCGTATAAAGAGTGATGCAAAAGATCCATCAATAAGAAGAATAGTAATGGATGTAGGGGAAATGATTGGTGGTAAAGAGGTGAATTATATAGATTTCGATCCATCAACATTGAGGACGTTTGATGGGGCTCCAATGGACGCTATTAAGTGGTTAAGGGGACTACTGCCTACCACAACTACTGCAAAATTACCAGCCGCAGTATCACCAGCCGCAATAAAACCCACAGTAGGAGCAACATCTGAGATTAATGAGAGGTTAATGGATTTATTCACCAAGAGACGATTGATCAACACAGTACCAGATGATGCAATGCTAGTCGATAGATTTGGTGAGACGTTATCTTTTAATCCAGATAAAGTCAATCCTAGGACAATACAAGGACATAGTGACATTATTGATTGGATGTCAAGTGCATTAAAGGTACCACATAATAAAGTATTGGACACCGTACAGATGGCCTCCTACCGTATGTCCTATCAAGTACCGAAGGGATCTGGGAGTGTTGAGATTAATATAGGTATACCGTATGATGTAAGGAAGGAAGTAATACCAGGAGTCATAAAAAGGATCGCAAAAGACGCGAAGGATTCACTAGTAAGGGATGTGGTAATAGATGTTGGGAGAATGGATAAAAGTGGGAAAATAACGTATGCTAGTGATCCTATGTTAAATGTATTTAATGGATCCCCAACAGATGCTATCAAGTGGTTAAGGGAAATACTAGCTAAATGAGTGATAATATGAATATGTCCTTACTCAATGCTATTGATCTTACTGATGAGCAGTTGTCTCAATTATCATATCCAGATGTATCCTCCATCGCTACCAAGGTTTCTGATTTTCTGGAGCAAGATCGACAATATCGCCAAATTCTCTACTATAACCCAGTATCACCAATTGCCCGCCAAGCTCACCTATCAGAGTCTAAGACCATCGCACTATTTGGGGGTAATGGTAGCAGTAAGACTGACACCGTGTTGGCAGAATTAGTAATAATGATGACTGGTATCATCCCTATGCATCTAAAGGACTTCCCCAAGCGCAAAATTAAGTGCCCTGCCAATTACCGTATAGTAGTAGAGTCGCTTACTACAACCCTCTATCCAATTATCTTACCCAAGCTCCAATGGTGGCATTGGGATGGTATAGATGAACCTGGTGGTAGTCGTGGACATTGGGGATGGATACCACGATCCTATCTTATCAATGGCGACTGGCAGAAATCCTGGTCAGATAAGATTCGCCTACTCAAGCTCAAGTGTGGGTGCCAGTGCCAATTCATGAGCCATGACCAGGATTCAACCGACTTTGCCTCAGGATCATTCCACGCCGTTATGCATGATGAATTACCAAGTAATGCTATATGGCGTGAGAATAGAGCGAGAGTAATGAGGTCCGGTGGGTATATGTACCTGGCCATGACCCCACCTGATGAGGCAGGTATCAGTATTGATTGGGTACATGATGAGATATATGAAAAGGGACAGCCTGGCCCATTGCGCGATATAGCGGTGGCATCATTCAACCTCATGACTGAGGATAACCCGCACCTAGACCAATTGGAGGTATTAGCGCGATCCCGCCAAATGACGCCACAGGAGAAGGAGGTCAGGCTACACGGCAAATTCATCCACATGTCCAACCTTGTCCATCCTCTATTTACCGATACTGCTATGATGTGGTGTCATGAATGCAACTCACGACTAATAGGTAATACTGGCGATACATGCTCCAAGTGTCAATCAGCAAAGATAAATGAATACTGCCATGTGGAGGATGTGACTTATAAATCCCAATGGCCAGTAGTAATGTTGATCGACCCTCACCCACGTAGACCGCATGCTATAGCCTGGGTAGCCATTACCCCTAGCGATGATGCGGTACAAATAGCCGAACTAGAGGTGGATGGGGAGCCGGATACCGTTAAGAGGAAGGTAGACGAATTGGAGGAGGAATTTGGCCTATACCCAACGCGCAGGCTGATGGACCCGAATATGGGTGATCAGCCATCATCAGCTAAGAATAGATCACTAACATGGATGAGTGAATTTGCATCTGCCGGGTTGCGCTGTGATCACGCAATAGAGAACTTTACCACCGGCAAATCCCGCATTAATGATGCACTAAGACCAGATCCCCATACCAAGCGACCACGAATGACCATACACCCAAGGTGCCAGAAGTCCATATATCAATTCAAAAGGTTAACTTGGGATGAATGGGTACGCAATTCCGATGCCAAGGATCCCAAGGAGAAGCCCAGGGCTAAGCATGGCGACTTCCCTGCCCTGTGGAGATACTTCTACAATGGTGCATATTCATACGAGAACTTGAAGAACCATGGGCAGATTATAAAGACTAGGCACAAGGGGAGGTAGTAATAATGGAGCCACATATTGAGGTTGAGTGCTACATGGTGTGCCCATCGTGTAATGGCAATCCATACACTATATGGCGTAGACAGAACGTGGCGCAGGATGGCAGGCCGCTCGATACATATAGTAACCAGATATGGCCTGGTAAAGACGCAACAGGTAATGCTCCACCGGCTGATATAAGGGATATGAAGTGCCCTAACTGTAGGGTCACGTTGAAAAGGTCCAGTGCGCCATGACTATGATTAATACAGTAATGGCGACAATGGTAGTAATAACATTCTCGGTAGGTGTACTGTCTATAGTGCTAATTATACTGGCGAAATTGATAGGAGGATGAATGTATGATAAAGCTACTATCAATCAAGCCGACCACCAATCCGCGTACTCTCCAGCGTAAGAAAGATAGGTGGGGCACATTGCGAGTCTACGTATGTGCTGGATGTAAGGAGCGAAATGTTACTCTATATAATTGTAGTGATGGATACAAGAGATGTGAAAAGTGTAAGGTGGGAAAATAGAGGACAGGTGGACAAAATGACAAATTGGGTTTGCAGAATGACTAGATATATGGACGACGGGTTTACAACACGGTATGGATGGTCTACATTGATCAGCAATTTCATGGGACTGCCAATTGGTACTAGGGTTAAGACTATATGGACCACTGGATTCACCCCAATTGTCAATATACCTAGTAGGGGGTGGTATCCAATAGATAGGAATAAAGTGGAGAGAGTAGTGATGAGCGAGATACAACAACTAATAGGGCCAAGAGTTAGGAGGCATGATGCCACTACCAATTGACACCATTCCACCAACTAACACCATTGATAGTGGTGAGGTACTGACTGGTGATATTGTTACTAAGCGCAAGCGTGTAAGGAGCAAGTCTATCAACTTAGATAAGGATAAGGTGGTAGAAATTGTATTACGCAGATTGCAGGATGATATTACCAATCGCACAGAATGGATGGAGAAACGACTTGACCGGTATGCCAAATATAGAGGTTGGTTGGAGGATACAGATACTCCTTGGCCAGGTGCAGATAATCCCCATGTGCCTGTGATAGCGTGGAACGTACTTCGCACCATATCCCTACTGCATAATGCTGTATTGTCAAGTCGCCCTGTAATGTACAGTAGTGCATGGAAGAAAGTTGATGCTGGCAAGCAGGAGGTAATAGACAACCTTCTCGATTGGCAGGTATTCATTGAGGCAGATGGTGCACGTAAACTGGACGACTTCATAGCTGGGTTCGTGGAGGATGGTGTATCAGTAGCCCATATTCCATGGGTAAAGGAGACGCGCACTATTCATGATGTACGCACATTCCCACCACCAGAGAAGGGTATGGGTGAAGGTGAAGGTGGTGGTGTACCTCCTGGCCTACCTGATAATGTGTACTTCGCAGCAATAATGAATATGCTGTTCCCGGATGCTATCAACATCATGGTTGATAAGGATGGGTATGAATGGTCAGTGAGGTATGATGATGCGCAGATGGGTGAGAAGCAAATAGATGGCGCATCCACAGCTAAGGTTAAGTTTGGATTTCTCGATAGTGATGAGGTGGAAGTAGTTATAGAGAAGGAAGCTGTCATATACAATGGGCCAGTTATATCCCCAGAGGATCTAGAGGATATAGTAATACCCACCAGGTGCTCCAATCTCCAGCCACCAGGTCCGTCCAATCCACGTGGCGCCCCTAGAGTTGCTAGATTAGCGAAGGTTAGGCTAGACGAGGTTATACGTAGGCAGAAGGATGGACTGTACAACCTACTCTCTAAGGACGATATAAAAGAATTAAGGGGACTGTCCACTCCCATTACCACCACTGATGGTCAGGACGATGCGAAGATATTGAAGGACGAGATTATTGGCACGTCCACCATCCCATCTACCAGTACCAGTGCGAGCGAGCCGGAGATACTAGGCGATAAGGTATTTACTGTGGTGGAATCATATGACAGATGGGATATGAATGGAGATGGGCTTGAGGAGGATGTAATATTCTGGATAATCAAGGATAGCAAGAAACTGGCACGTGCAAGATATCTCACTGATATATACCCACCGGCACCTGGTCTATTACCCAGACGACCATTTGCAGAGGCTCACTTCATACCCATTCGTAATCAATGGTATTCTATAGGCATGATTGAGTTGTTAGAACACCTTAGTGATATTATGTGCGGCGTATTTAAGATGGGAATGAATTGGGGTGAGATTACCAACTCCCCATTCTTCTTCTATAGGCCCACCAGTGGTATGAAGCCAGATGTTATTAGACTGTACCCAGGTGAGGGATACCCTGTTGATAATCCTGCCACTGACATCAACTTCCCACAAATGCCAGGTAGGGACCAATCGTGGGCATTCAACATGATCACTATGACTGGCCAGATGGTAGAGAGACTGGCGATGCAGGGTGAACTGCAGTATGGTAGAGTACCGACTGGCAAGTCTCAGGCCCTTCGCACAATGGGTACTACTGTATCTCTAATGCAGCAGGCAGATGTTAGGGCCGATCAAATACTATTGCGCCTATTCTACGGTATCGCTGAGATTTATATGCAGATACATTCCCTTAACCAGCGGTACCTACCCAAGGATAAGCAGTATAGAGTGGTAGGTATACCTGAGAAGGGGAAGGATGTATACCAATCAGTAAGGGACAAGTCAGAGGTACAGGGTAGATTCGATTTCCAATGGAAATCCACTCTACTCTCATCCGATAAGAATACCCTACCCCAGACATTGATGGAGATGACGCAGATACTGGTCAACCCGCTCACTATACAGTCTGGACTAATGAATAATGAGACTATGTACAAATTGTTTAGGGAGTATGTGAAGTCCAGACATCAGGATCCTGATAAATTCATCGTCAGGCCACCAGAAGTAACTGATATGCCGAAGATATTGGCAGAGGAAGCTATAGACTCAATAATGCAAGGACAGATTCCTGAGGCAGTACCACTGGAACAACCTATGGAGCATATGAACAAACTAGTGGAATTCGCACAATCAGACAAGTTGGGCCTGTTCACTACCCAGCAAACCCAAATGTTGATGGAGTATATGATGAGGGTAAGGAAACTGGTAGATCAGGATATGCAGAAACAACAAATGATGCAGGCTCTAGCCCAATTCCAGCAGGGTATGGGAGGTGGTACTGGAGGTGGTATGGGCGGTGGTAGTAGGGCAATAGCTGGTAAGAATCCCCCTGGAATTGGTGAGAATCCACCAATTGGGATGAATGAATTGTTATCAGAAGATGTGGGGATGGAAGGGGGGTAGATAGATGCCAAATCTTAGTGATTATCGGGAAAGACAGAAGGTGCTTGATAAGGGTGGTAAGGGGCGGGTTGATCATCGTAGTTATCAGTTAGGGGCCATGTGGAAGGCCAGTCTGGACGCCCAATACGTTACCCAATCTGATCAGTGGAATTCCATACTCCAACACCTGCAGGCCATACTTGATAAGGGGGATAAGGCCGTACTGTCAATTCGCGACCAGATTCTGCATGACCAGTCCCTAACCATGGATGGGCGAATCAACCTAATGATGCGAATGCACAAATTGGAGGGGCATTCTGAGGCAATAAGGATGGTTATGGGATTACCTAAGGAATTAATGGAAATGGGTAAATTGGCAGAACCTATGCCTAGTGGACCCGGTGATGTATGATTCACCTCTTATGCTTCACCTCAATCCATACTTGACAAATGCGCATGGGTTTGTTAGTATGCAAAGTAACCAGTGAACCGGTCGCATCATGCATCATTAAGATTCCGGGACGACGCCGGGATGACTCATGGAAAGACATGGTGGGCGGTGACGGCCCAAGGTTAATGGTCGAACTGGATAGTGGTAAGGGGGAATGAATATGCCAACTCCAGAGGAAATCGCTGCTGCTGCTGAGGCTAAGGCCGCTGCTGACGCCGCTGATGCTGCTGAGGCCGCTAGGATTGCCGCTGCTGGTGAGCGACACCCGCTTGAAGAGGGTGGGAAGCGGTTCAATGAAGTGTACGCAAGGATGAAGCAGGCAGAGCAGGATCGCTCGACCCTCACCCAGCAGATCCAGACCCTCACTGAACAGGTTAGCACTCTCGCCAGTCGCTCTAAGGATGGTGGTGATAATAAGGACAAGGAGGTAACGGTCGATCAGGTTCTTGAGGCTTACTCTGGTGGTCGCATTACCGAGACAGATAAGGATCGCTACATCTACCTTATCTCCAAGCGTGATGCGAAGAAGGAGGGCCTTGAGGAACTGAATCGTACTGCCACTATCGGCAATCAGGCGAATATGGCGAGTGGTGAGGTCAACCGGTACATTGAGGCCATCCCAAATCTGCGTCAGGTCGGCAGCGACGAATTCAAGGCGGTTGCCAGTGAGTACCAATCGTTACTGGCTGCTGGCCATCCAGATGATATTCGCACACAGCATCTGGCCATTAAGATAGCGTTCGGCCCTCTGGATAGAGTCATCGGGCGTAGGAGAGCGGAGGATGCAGGGCGTAGGGGCGATTCCACCTTCCATGAGAGGGGTGGCGGTGGTGGTGGTGATGATAATGGTGGTGGTGATGATGGTAATCCGCTCAAGGGCATACCCAAACAACAGATAGACTTCTGGAAGAATATGGGGTATACCCAAGAGCAAATGGTGAAGGAAGCCAAGTACTTCACCCCGAAGAAGGCATGGCGGTAATGTCACCAATATCACCCATCATTCTCGTCCCCAAATACCACCGTATAGGTCATGGGTTTTCCAGTAGGGAGCAGGTAAGGGCGCTTGAACACACTGGTAGAAGGTCAGACGGTACTCAATCTGCTGCCTCCTGGATAGCCGACCTATTATCGCTAAAGAAGGTACTGATCCTCTGCGCGTACTGTCGCTCCAAATTCAATCCCCGCAAACACCACTATCGCAGGTTCTACTCACCGGATCCATCTGGCAGTACGGATGGTTATGTGGTTAACGGTAAATGTGATGGATGCAAGCAGTTTACCGTTAATTGCGGTGGTGGCACTGGGTATGTGCATGAGGACCAGTATAGACTCACATGTATAGACCCAGTGGAGGCTAGGCGTAAGGCCAGATTAAAGACCAGACATGGTACGTCGCTATGGGACGCAGTTCAGAAGTTGCATAGGGCATAGGGACAATATATAAGGGTAGCCGGGGACCCATCGAGGCCCAGGCAAAATAAGGAGAGACAAAATGCAGGCTAATGGACATCTTTGCGGCGGCGCTGAGGTATGGCGCAGATACAAGGTGGGAGAGTCGTTCACCGTGGCCGGGATCATCGCCCAATTCCTAGGGGCCACTGGCGCTGCGGGAGTGGTGATTGCCGATACAACGTCGTTCGCTGATGCGGTGGGGTTGGCGTTGGACACCGGTACCTACTCCACCACCCAGGGTGATGCTGAGGGACTGGTCACTGTAAGCTCCCGTCCAGACTTGGTGATCAAGTCCCGAGTTGCCGGTAGTGCTACTGCCGGTGCTGCTCTAACCACGCTGTCCAATACCTCTGCCGATACCACTGGGCTGATCGTGACGGATGCTGACGTTGGTACTGCTACCTCACTGTATGGCACTGTGTGGTGCATCAGTGGTGCCAATGTGGGGCATTCAAGGGTAATCACCACATTCAACTCCGCTGTGGATATTCGCTGCTTGGTGCCGTTCCTTCGCGACATCGCCGTTGGGGATGAGTTCCTATGGGTGCCGTACTCCCCATTTGGAGCTGCCGCTACTTATATCGCCAATGGTAACCTGCAGGCCACTACCAACGTGGCAGAGGCTGATGGCAGTATCTCGGCTGGCACAGGGGCAGCGGTATCGATAGTGGACTTGGAACTGAATGGCACCCTGGATACCTACGTGGAGTTCATCCTGGGTGATCACATTCACAACGTGTACACCACCTAACACATAGCCAGTAGTCGCATTAAGCATTAAGGAGGGATGGTTAGATGCCAGCAATCTCCACAAACTTTCCTGACGTACTTGACGCTAGGTTCGCCAGGATCTTTGACGAGCAATGGGCACAGCTACCTGACCGGATCCCGCTCATATATGGTTCCCCACCATTCATGGGGCCACAGAAGCAGGATCTGAGATTCAGTGATATCGGCGCATTCGGTGATGTGCCAGAATTCAGTGGTAGCATTGACTACGACGATGTGTATGAGGGGTACGACTACACCTTCACCCACAAGGAGTACGCGAAGGGATTCCAGGTCCAGCGCAAGCTGTTCGATGATGCGCAGTACGGGATCATGGATGCCAAGCCGCAGGGTATGTCCACCGCGTACTTCCGTACCCGTCAGAGGCATGCCGCGCAGACGTTCATCAACTCGTTCTCGGTTGATGACACATGGCAGACGGGTGGTGATGGTGTGGCCCTGTGCAGTAACTCCCATACCACACGCGCATCAGGGGTGTCTACTGCCACTGGGTTCGATAACCTCATTACCGCTTCATTCTCCGCTACCGCCCTCACCGCTGCCCGCATCCAGTTTAGAGGGTACAGAGGTGATAGGGCTGAGCGTATCTCCAACGTGCCGGATCTGGTCATCCATCCACCGGACCTGTACGCGGAGGTATTCGAAACAGTACAGTCAGCAGGTAAGCCGGGTCAGGCCACCAATGATCGCAACGTGCACGAGGGGGCATACCGCAACATTGACTGGGAATACCTGACCGATGCCAACAACTGGTGGCTGGTAGACAGCGCGGCTATGAAGCAGTTCCTGTACTGGATCGACCGCGTATCGAAGGAATTCGCCATGGTGGAGGACTTCGACACCATCGTCGGCAAGTGGAGACTGTACGGGCGGTATTCACTGGGATGGAGAGGGTGGAGATGG